GGATCTTGCATCCAACCGATAACCTCTACCTTGTTGTCAAACTCACGCAGAAAAAGGTCATACCTATCTGCACGAGGCATACGATATTTGACAGCGAGAGATTTTGCAATTTCACGAGTGTTCATATTTTCTTTCTTTAATAACATAATAAATTCATTATAACATAAGTCTTGTTAGAGCGCAAGCTTTATGTTACATTATTGCCTTAAATAGTTTCGTAGTCTTCTTTGCCTACACCACACTCAGGACACTCAAAGTCCTCAGGCAATTCATCCCATTTGCCCTCTGTTGCTTCATCGTGGACGTGGCCACAAACAATACAAACATATTCCATTATAGTGTCTCCAGTTTTTGTTGATATGCTTCTGCATGGCGTTTTTCTACTTTAGCAAGAGCAGCAAAACGTTTCTCAGCCTTGGCCAATACTGCGGCAAATTTTTCGGCATGTTCTTTGCTTTCAGCAATCTGTTCTTTGTACTCAGAAGCTTCTTGTTCGGTCTTTGCACCTGCTAAGAAATCTGGATACATTGTAGTGAACTCATAGGTTTCACCTTCAATTGCTTTCTCAAGGCATTCCTTCGTAGAAGGTTTACCAATCAACAACTCAAGGTGACCCCATGCGTGTAGAAGTTCTTGGTCTGCGGTGTGCCAAAAATGTTTTGCAATATCCTCAAAACCTTCTTCCATTGCAATCTTAGCAAAGTATCGGTACTTGATGTGCGCCATGCTTTCGCCTGCAAGTGCGCTTTCTAAATTTTTAATTGTAACTGACATATTTTTCCTTAAACAAATTTACTAAAGTCTGGAGGTTTCCAGCCTTCAGGTTTCATAACTTTGCCGTCTTCACGTTTCAAAACTTTACCTGTGGCTTTATCAATCTTCTTCAGATTACTTAGGGCGCCTTCGTCCCAAATTTGGTCTAAACTCCAACCACGAGACAACATATACCCAACAATTACCCAAATCATATCGAAACAGGCATCAATAGTTTCAACATCATCACTCTTATTACGAGCAGCAATATATTCGGCATATTCTTCTACAATCAAATTATGATAGAGGGATGATTGTGGAATATTTTCTTGCGAGATGGTTTGACCAGCTGCAGCCATAAACACTTGCACATCACGAAATACTTTTGTCATTTTTGGTCCTTTTCTTTTCTTCTAAATTATAAATTCTTTCACGCAATTCCGTACTACTAAAAGGGTGTCTTCGTTTATGATAGAATAACTCCACATCATTATCGATACACCATTGTTTGCCTGTGAAATCTTTGTTCTTATATTCTTCACCTAAGAAGCGAACATCAATATCATGGGTCATCATTAAGTTTAAGAGGTCTTGTTCAGTCTCATAAACAATAATTTCATCCACATACTTACAAGATTGTAGTTGAATAAATCTTTCAAATACACTCTGTACCGGTTTATTTTTTGTTTCAGGTCTATCGATTGTTGGGTCTGTTTGTAGACCACAAATCAAATAACCACAATGTTGTTTTTCTTCTTTCAACATGAGAACGTGACCTGTATGGAACAAATCAAAAGTTGAACAGTTAAAACCAACAAGAACCTTTTCTTTTTCTTCAGGTAGCATCGGACACTTTCTTCAATATAATTGCACCATTTTCTTCACTAATGTTTAAAGTGTCGCCTTCTTTCCATTGAAGGTCTTCACACATTTCGGGAGGCAATTCAAGAATAGCATCACCATTTTCACAAATCTCTAACACCTTTGAGGTGTATGTTTTATTTTGTTGCATTAGCAATCTCCTTGTAACCTGCCCATGATGGATGAATCTTGTCTGATTGGAGTTTATTAATTGGCAAAACTACATCACCATACTCTTTAGCCATGTCATTAACAATTTGTTGAATGTCTGGTTTAATAGCAGGCAAAATCCAATACACTCTGGCCTTTACACCAACTTTTTCACGAATTCTTTGAAGTTCTGCCTTTGTTCTTACGCCTTTATGGTCGTTAGAACCTAAACTAATAATAACAGTCTTTGCTGACAAATCATTCTTTAAGAATTCTTTATTCCATTGCCAAGTATTCCATCCACCTTTTGCGTATGCGACACATTCAGGTCGTGCTTGTGCTGTGCCGACAGCAATAGAATCACCAATAATTAAACATTCAATCATACCTTAGTAACTTTCACTTTACATTTTTCCAAGAATTCAATTCCATCTTCATTACGATAACCGTTACGATAATATACAGAATTGATACCAGACTGATATACCAACTTGGCACAGTCCAAACAAGGTGCATGAGTAATAAAAATAGAAGCACCATCACCACTCTCAGCAGATTTGGCAAGTTTTGCAATAGCATTTGTTTCTGCATGTAGCACCTCAGGTTTTGTTTTCAATTCTTTGTTGAAATGATTGTAATCATACCTAGAATCACTAGGATGAACATCTGCAACATATTCACAATTATTATCCCATCCACTTGGCATGCCATTGTATCCAATAGAAATGATGCGGTCATCTTTCACAACGATAGCACCAACCTGTAATCTAGTAGCAGAAGATAACTGAGAATAAACCTCAGCTACCTTCATGTGTGCATCAATAAACTTTTGTTTCATTATTTTCCAACTGTTTAACAAAATCCAATAATAATTTATGGTGTGTGCCACCGTGCCAATGTGGTTTCATCCACGAATACATATCATACCAAAATTTCTCACTCTCAGGATGGCAACCAATCAAACCAATATTGTTTTTGATAACTGCCATTGCATCACCATTAGGGTATGTTGATATTATATCACAATCACCAACGATAACGCAACCATCATAGAAAAACATTTTCTCTTTATTGTTTTTCCATAATACATTCATAGCCTTTGCGTGTGGCCTTTTAGTATCGGTATTAGGTCTTGTAATATATTGGGTTATTTCTAAATCACTAAAATTGAAATAGTGTTTACCTGCCCAATATGCACCCATACAAATACCAAGGTACTTGCCACCATTATTCACAAAAGATTTTACTTTTTCTCCATTGTATTGCCAAAGATTTGCAAAAGAATCTGAATCACCAATACCACCAGGAACGGCAATAATATCAACATTATCAAAGAAACCATCTTCTAATCCATTCTTACTAAACAGTTTAAAATTATAGTCATTCTCAAGTGCCTTTATTATGCCGTTACAACTCTGAACTGAACATTTTGGATCAGACACAAACAGAGCAATTGTAGATTTCATCCAAAATTCTTTTTAATCATTTTATAAAATTCTTCGGTGCCAAAATAATTCCAACCAGAAGACACTTGATATTTTAAATTATCAAATACTTTACCCATCATTGCGGTAAGAGCCCAACTTAAAATTTCTGAGTCAAGTTTTTTTCCTGCCTCAGTCATTTCTAAAAATTTGACACCATCTATTTGTCTTTCTCTAATAATAACACCAGATTTATTAGGTTTCATCCATTCTGGAATGCGTTCATCAGATAACCATTGACATTCAAATTTTTGGCAATTATCAGGACGCTGGTCATAGATTGTACAACCGTTTCCTAAGGAAACAAATTGACATTTTCGACCAGGCCACATCTCATATCCATGAGAAATATTAGCAAGCCATCCTTCACAACATATTGTGCAATCACCACACGAACGCTTTGTTGAACTAATAGGAATAGTCTTCATCATACTTCTAAAAATTGCAATTCAAAAACATCTGCTTGATGTTCGTAACTGATATAACCACGAGGGTTACAAACAATGCGAGTAGAACCTAGCATATAATCAAAAGTGTGATGGGTGTGACCATGAGTCCACACTTTGATTTGTGGTCGGTCTAGGATAAACTCTGACAAGTCGGAACTATATGCACCATTTACCATAGTATCATTTTCATATTGTGGTTTTGTAGACAACTTGCTTGGTGCATGATGGCCAACAACAACATATTTTTGGCTAAGATTACCAGTAATAGTATCAGCACTAATCACACTATCAATAAACTCCAAAAATGCCTTGTGCTCTAAGACTGATTTTTCAGGAGAAAACTTAGCAGGTCGAGTTTTGAAAGTTGGTTTGCCTTCGTCATCAAACGATTTGTAATTCACAATTTCAGTAGAATCATCGATGATGCGATAGTCGTTCATATAGCTTTTGATGCCATACAATGTACTTGGGTCTTCTCTGTTCATATCGGTCCAAAGAGTACCAGCGATAAAGGTCACACCATCAAGGTCAAAGGATTCTTTTTCCATGACATGAAGGTTCTTCAGGTAAGACAAATTGGTTTTTAGGATGTTGTATGACGTTGCTAAGTCACCATGATAATGTTCATGGTTACCCAATATATAAACTACATGTGGGAATCTAGCGGAACATTCTTGGAAGAAGGTGTGATATTTGTTACTCTTATCAGAATCACCTTTGATATTGTAACTATCACGCTCAGTCAAGTCTTTGGCAACACAAATGTCGCCAGACAAAATCAATACATCGGCGTTGCCGGTGTTCTCTAACGAAATTGGACCAAACTCTAAATGTATGTCGGAACAAACTGCAATTTTCATAATATTCTCATCAAATAAAGGTTAATTATACACCAACCATAAAATAAATGCGGCAAAGATGGGAGTGGATTGCCCACTCCCAGTACTATTTACTTACTTGAGGTAGCCTCTTGTAAGAGTTGTGGTTTAAACTCTTTCAAGCTTTCACCAATTGCAATCTTACGTGGTTTCTTGTGTTCAGGAATTACATTCTCTAAAGCAATACGCAAAATTCCATCTTTGAATTCTGCACCACGAACTTCAACTGTGTCAGCGATTGTTAAAGTTTTTGTGAAGGAACGAGTACCAATACCACGATGGATATATGTTACATCGGTGTCCTTATCTTTCTTTTCACCTTTGATAGTCAGGTTGTTATCTTCAACCGAAATATCAATTTCTGATTCAGCAAAACCAGCAACAGCCAATTCAACCAAATAACGATTGTCATCTAGTTTAATGATGTTGTGTGGAGGAAATGCTGGAGCAACCTTATGTAAGTCCGTTTTC